CCGAAGGCGCATAAGACATAGCTATGCACTCAAAGTATTGCACTCAAAACTGGTATCTAAAAACACTACACGCAAAGCGTGTCTAGTTAAGCGTGACTAAGCATGAGTGTCAGGGACAAAAGCGATCCTCGACTGCGTGATATGGCAGCACTTGATGGGTTGTTTCTTGAAGCAGCAGAAACAGAGCGAAAGCTACCACCCGCTATTCGCAAACAAAAGATGTCAAGCTGGGTCGAGTACGTAAAAACATGGGAAAGTTATGGCTGGCATGATTTCACACCGTCGTTACCAAAAGCTACACCAGAGCAAGTCACGCGATTTGAAATGGCTATGGATTTACTTAACGATACGAACATGGATGCGGACGACAAACGATTGATTTGGGCAGTGGCGCATAGCGCAGCGTTCAACGAACGGGGTCCACGCTGGTCTGCTTTGGGACGCAAAATGCGTGTTGATCATCGCACAGTACGACGTAAGTATACGGATGCCCTGGTGCGTCTGTATTACAAGCTGTGACGTTTACCGATAGGAAAAGTTAGGTATCTCTACAAATTGTGGTATGAATGACATAAGAAGGACGGTATATTTGGTATAATCGGTCAGACGTGTCTGGCTTATTTTTTCATTAATTCCTTCCTCCTATGTATGCGGACCCCTTTGTTATATCCTCGCAGATTGGCGTAGGGGTTCGCACCCTTTTCATCATGGTCAAAAAAATTTATCAGAACAAAAAAGGTGGTCTGAACCAAAAGGGACGCGATCATTTCAAGCGTACCGAAGGGGCAAATCTTAAGCGACCGCTGAAGACGGGGACATCGCCTAGACGTGTATCTTTTGCTGCACGGTTTGCTGGCATGAAAGGTCCAATGAAAAAGCCAAACGGCGATCCGACACGCAAAGCACTTGCGTTGAAAGCCTGGGGTTTCGGTAGTGTCGAAGCTGCCAGGAATTTTGCTAACCGTCACAAAAAGAAGGGATAGACATGCCAGGATATATCAAGAAAAAAAAGAAGCCAAGGAAGTAAGATGAAGCCACGTAACAAGAAACTCGCTGCTATGTACGGTGATAAGAAAAAGATTACCAGGGGCGACATCATAACAGCAGCAAAGCGTAAGAAAGCTAAACCAACAAAGAAGAGGAAATAGCTATGTCATTGTATAGGAATATCAATGCAAGGAAAAAGGCTGGTACATCACGAAGCAAAAAGAAGTCTACGATTGACCCAAAGACGTACAAGATGATGACGCAGAAGAAGGGTGGCTTCAAGCCAAAGAAAAAGAAAAAGTAATGTCAACAGTTACAACAAAGCACATGGACGAGATATGTAATCGGCTAATTGATGGCGAGAGCTTGACACAGATCTGTGATACATCTGAGCATCTTCCCAACAAGAGGACAATCTATAGGCATGTGCAAAAGGACCAGGATGCCTGGGAAGCCTACAGCAAGGCAAGAGCAATACAAGGTGAGGACATCGACGACAAGATCATGGACATCATCAATGAACCGCTGCCTAGTGATCCAAAGATCGCTATGGCAACAGTGCAGTACAAGCGATTGAAGGTGGATGCACTCGACAAGAGGAAGCGTCAGTTGCAACCGCTAGGCGGTATACGAAACAATCCAGGTGATGCGTCGCCATCCGTGTCGGGGACAATACAGTTATCATGGAATGAGTAGTGCTGATGCAGTCTGTGTGTCACTGCTCGCACACGCGACCCCCCAGCCTGGCTTTTGCTAGAATTATTGCTTGGTTTTGGCATTAATCTTGGCATTATCTTGTGTAAGTCATTGTTTTTTCTAGCTGTGGCGGTAGGTATTGTACCTACGACCGTGCATTTTGCAGCGCAAAGCGACCCCCTTACCCCCCCAAAACTGGTCGCCGTTGCTATACGTATATAACCAAACACAAGAGTGTCTTGCACACACACTTGAAATGACCAGTAACTACGAGAAAAACCAGGAAAACGCACGTAAGCGTAGGGACTTCACGTTGCGCTTGATACGCAGAGAAGCGAAGAAACATGGAAATCAAGATACCGTATACCCCAAGACCGCTGCAAAAGAAGCTACACGCAGATCTGAAGAAGCAGCGATGGGCAGTTCTGGTGATGCACCGACGGTTCGGCAAGACGGTCATGGCGATTAATCATCTTTTGCGTGATGCCATACTGAATACGCAAGTCAACCCACGCTATGCCTATATAGCACCCACCTATCGCCAGGCGAAGATGATTGCCTGGGATTATTTGAAGCAGTTCGCGGGTACGATCCCAAACGCTCGCTTTCACGAAACAGAATTGCGATGTGATCTACCGAATGGTGCAAGGATTATGTTGCTGGGTGCAGAAAATATTCATGGTATTCGTGGAATTTTTCTTGATGGCTGCGTGATGGACGAATACGCAGATATGCCAGAGAGTATGTTCCCAGAGGTCATAAGACCCGCTTTATCAGATAGGAAGGGCTATGGCATAGTAATAGGCACACCACGTGGTATGTCGGCGTTCTACGAGCTTTATGAAGCAGCACAGTCCGATAAGTATTGGTATGTACGAACCTATAAGGCATCACAAACAAAGATATTGGACGAAGAAGAACTGGAGAGTGCGAAGTCGGCAATGTCGACCGATCAGTACAACCAGGAATTTGAGTGTAGCTGGACCGCTAATGTCGCTGGCGCGATATACGGGAAAGAATTAGAAGGAATTATGGAGAAGGGGCAGATAAGTTCTGTGCCCTATGACGAGAACTATAGAGTGGATACCTGGTGGGACTTAGGTGTCGGCGATAGCAATGTCATCATCTTCACACAAACGGTAGGTCGCGCAATCCACATAATTGATTGTTATGAAAGTCGTGGAGAAGGTCTGCCCCATTATTGTCGTGTCCTGGATCAAAAAGGATATTTGTATGGGACACATAATGCCCCGCACGATATTGAGGTAAGGGAACTAGGATCAGGAAAGAGTAGGCGCGAGATAGCGTATGATCTTGGTCTGAATTTTCGTGTTGTACCAAAGCTGCCACTTGAAGATGGGATACACGCAGCAAAGTTATTTCTGAGCCGATGTTGGTTTGATCGTGGACACTGTAAGCAAATGCTGGATGCGCTTAGACACTATCATCGTGCGTATAATGAAAAGAATAGAGTTTTTAGGGCAACACCCGTTCATTCCTGGGCAAGTCACTTTGCGGATGCTTTTCGCTATCTAGCCGTTGGACACCGTGAGTATGACGAGCATATAACACCGCCCCAGGAAATGGCAGATAACCAATATAATCCATTAGGAACTTATGTAGCATGAGCAAAAACGCACCACAGATGCCCCCTATACCGCCCGCACCGCCACCAACACCCGTGAAGGCAATAAAACCAGAAAAAACGGTACGCATACAAGAGCAAAAGAAACTGCGTGATCCGAAGAAGGTAGGACCAAAGCAAACGGTATTGACGGGTCCACAAGGACTAGGCACAGGAACGACGACATCACAAGCGGGTAAGGGGTTATTAAGTGGTAACACTGACAGTTAATGATCCTAAACGGTTTGTAACCTGGCTAAAAAATCGTCTGATGCTCGATAAGATCCAGGGTGAGGACGCAGCGCAAGCCTATGGTTTTACTAAAGACGGCAAAATTGTGGGTGCATTTGTCTTTTCAGAGTACACGGGACACGACGTACACATGTATTGTGTGAGTGAAAACCCAAAAATTTTTCAGCGTCGCTACATAAAGCAGATGTTTGATTACTGTTTCACCATAATGGGTGTGCAGCGTGTATCCGCTATGTGTAACGAAAGCAATTTACGATCCCGAAAACTTATAACTGGGGTTGGATTTAAGCAAGAAGGAAGACTACGGCGATACTTCGGGACAGAAGATGCCCTGGTCTTTGGATTATTGAAAGAAGATATGAGGTTAATCAATGGGTAAACCATCGCCACAAGCGCAGCCACAACCAACACCACCACCCGCACCAACACCAGTGGAACCACCAAAGCCAAAGGTAGAGCCGAAAGAAGTAGAAAAGGCAGCAGTAGATCCAAAAGCAGCGGTAGGCGCAGCTAGTGGGGGATATAAAGGCACAGGCAACGCATCACGCACCACATTAACAGGGGCAAGGGGTCTATCAGGGCAGACACCCGTACGTCGTCCCATGCTAACGGGCAGTATGGGTACGGCATACAAAACAACACTAGGTGGCTAGATGTCAGATGAAATAGCAGAAATTCTTCACGATCACTTATCCCAGCTGCAAAACAAACGCACCACCTGGGAAAGTCATTGGCAAGAAATAGCGGATTTTGTAGTACCCCGAAAAGCGGATATCACAAAAAAACGTACACAAGGCGACAAGCGCAACGCACAGATATTTGATGGTACAGCAATTCACGCAGCCGAACTGTTAGCAGCGTCGTTGCACGGTATGTTGACCAATATGTCGACCAAATGGTTTACGTTGGAATAC